CATGAAGTGATTGCCGGCCTCTTTCAGCGCGTCGGCAAAGTTGATGTGCTCGGCGGGGCGGGTCGACCACTCGAGAAGCCCGGAGGCCAGCGTGTCCTTCCCGGCCCTGGCGAAGCCCGAGATCAGAACGAGCGTCGGGGCGGCCATCGGCGTGGGTGCTTCGGTCACGGGGTTAGAAGTTAACGCCTTCGGGCGGGAGGGCGTCGGGGACGGTCGGAGCCTGACTTCCACGAGGATACGTCATTTTATATTTATACTGAGGTTTCCCGTTGTACTCGCCGTTCTCTTCGACCTCCACGCCGACGAGGATGGTCTGGCCGCAGGCTGGGCTGATGTACTCGAGGTACTCTGCCGCGGTAGCGTCGAGCCTGATCTCGTTAGTGAACTTGCCGGAGAACTTGCCGACGAGCATAGCGAGGGCCTTGCCGTACTTGGAGGAAAAGTTCTTGCTCAGGCAGAAGCCCTTATCATCGACGAAGAAGAGGCGGGCGGAGCAGGTGCCATCCTCCCAGACCTTGACCTTCTCAAACTTCGGCTTGATGAGCTTCAGCTTGTAGGTGCCGTTGGTCGAGATGGACGTGAGGGGCGGGCGGTCGTTGTTGTTTTCGGTGGTCATATTAGTTATTAGGGAAATCGTTAGGGTAATTTTGTACGTATCGGCGTGCTGCTTTTTGATGAAAGCGCTTCATGACAACGTGACCAACAGCGTATTTGAACGCCTCAGAGTAAGAGTCGTAGTTAAACCAGGCTTCCTTCTTGGTACATTCCCAGAAGGGCCACGGCTGGATGAAGAACGGATGTATTGTGCTGACTGACATTTCGGCGAACTTATTGACCTCATCCCAAGTCACCGTTGTGTTGGTTTCTTTATCGACGACGCCTTGCTCTCCAACGACCCAATGGCTGTTTTCAAACCAGATTGGTGCCTTAAGTGTTTTTTCAGGTTCCATAGTATTAGGCAAAGGTGATAGCGGTGGAGGCGGACGGGCCCTTGATGTCGATGACCTGGACGGCGTCACCGTAGGCAGGCCATTCGCCGAGAGTCGTGCACTCGCGGTAGGCTTGCAGCGCCTTCTCGAAGTCGGCCACGGCGTAGGACATCAGCTCGGGCCCGATCTCCACGACGGCGGTGGCGTAGGGCGGGGTCTTCTCGATGAAGAGGAAACGGAATCCTAGCAGTCGGCGCTCAAAGGCGGTCTCGAAGCACAGGCGGTAGAAGTACGCTTGCAGGTTATATCGGTAAGCCCGGATAGACTTGAGGATGCCAGCAGGGGACGCGTCCTCAGTGGTCTTCAGGTCGTAGAGGTAGCCGTCGGTGCCGACGCCATCGATGGCGCACTTCAGTTGAACGCCACAGTGATCCGTGGTGAACATGAACTCGGTCATCTCGAACTCGACGCCCATACGCTCAAGGGCGAGTTTGGCGTGAGAGGCGATGAGGTGACACTCAGCGGACTCTTCGTAGGAGACAACGGTCTGCCCGGGCTTGAGGCTGGACTGGAAGGCTTCGTAGGTGGCCTTGCCGTCCTTGGTGCGTCGGTCGCAGTCGGGGGCCGTGATAAACTTCTCGTTAAGCATCTCGGGCTGGAGCACGGCGCAATGAATGAGCGAGCCCATGCGGAGGGCCTTGGTCTCCTCGCGCTCCTGGTTGAGGTAGGCTTGGTAGTGGGCCGGGGACTTGAGCAGCTCTTTCGAGCCACTGTAGTTGAGCGCCTGAATGCCGTCGTATAGGACGCGGTGTTGGATGATGTCGGGTTGGACTCGCATGGATGTGGTGTGGTTTCTTGGTGTTGGGTTGTGGTGGAAATTATAGCGCGTCGTCGTCGGGGTTGGATTCCTCGACGCTGGCGGAGATACGGCGGACATCCTCAAGGGCTTTCTCCGCGGCGTTCTCCATCTGCTCAAGGGTGTTCCGCAAGACGCGCATCTGAACGACAAGGACGTGAACGCGGTCATGCAGGGGCTTAACGGCGGCGGCCTCATCAGCCGTCTCGATGTGATCAGAGAAGACCTGAAGCTCCGTGATCGCGGAACGGTTCAAGTCGGAGAGCGTGATGATGTCGGCGTCGTGTTGTTCATAACGTCCGGCGATATGCTGAACGGTGGCTAACGAGCCCGTGATGTTTTCCACAAGGCGTTTGATGGAGTCGCGGTTGGTCATCGGTTGAAGGTAAGTTCCTTTATCTCTCCGTTTGGGGCAAGGGTAAAGAAGCGGACTTGTGATCGTGCTAGGGATGGGTGCGTCTTGCGCTTCCACAGTCCGAGGTCGGAGAGGTAGTCGGCGTGCTTGCGTGCGGTCATCTCGACATAGGGATAACCGTCGAGCAGCAGGAGCAGGGCGTATTGGCCTTGGACGGTCCGGGCGATGCGTTCGATGCCGGCGGGGACAGGGCTGCTCATTTAGCGCGGGGCTTCGGCCATGCGTTCAGCGAGAACAGGTATTCCCAGCGCTGACGATCGGAGAGGAGGTGTAGGTCGGTCTTCATTTTTTCGTTGGGGGTCTGCTGCTTGAGCCCGGGGTGAGCCAGGGCCTTTGCGGCGGCCTTCGACCTAGCCATGGTTACGGGCTTCCTGCCAGTCTTCGATGGCCTCGATAAGTTCGGCAGGGTCGACGCGCTTGGCGTGGCGGACGCAGTACCAGATGGCGTCACCGGCCTCGCGCATACCTTCGAGGCGTTCCTCGAGCTGCTTGATGCGGGCGTCCTTAGCGGCCAGCAGGTTCTGACCGTGCATGGCACCCATCGCGGCGGAGATGGGGTCGAAGGGGTTGAAGTCAGGCTGGCTCATTTGGTCAGCGGGCGTGGGGTGGGAGAGAAGGCAGGGGCGGACTGCGAAGAGGCCGCAGAACGGAAGCCAGAGGCCGCTACGGCACCGTCGTCGTCGAGGTCGACACTGATACCGCAAGCCGTTTGGATGGACTGCCGGCGGATGTAGGTGATGGCCCCGCCAATCTTCTGGGCGTCGAGACCCTCGGCCTTGACCATCAGGCGTCCGAAGTCGAAGCGCTCACCCGAGGCGTGGAGAAAGGCGGTGTTGATGCCGACCTTGCCCTCCTCGGAGATGAGCGTCTGGATCAGAGCCAAGTTATGGCTGAGGAGGACGGGCTTGATGGCGTCAAGCAGCGCGTCGAGAGAGACGTAGCGGTTCTTGAAGCCGGGGTTTACTTTGTTGGCCTTGACGTTGTCGAGCTCAGCGAGAGCCGCGACGAGGTCAGCGGTGGGGGTTTGGGATTTGGGCGTGGTGCTCATGGTGGGAATTATTTGGTGTCGGGGGCCTTCGTGACTTCACCGGCCTTGATGGTGGCCTCGATGTCGTCGAGGGACATCCGCGTGTAGCCAGGGACGAACAGGTTGTAATAGGTCACGCCGTTGCGGACGGTGGGCGTCAGCAGTCGGGCGACCTTTTGGTCAGGGAGGACGATGTAGGAGGAATCCGCGATGATGCGATATTCGCCAGAGTGTTTTTGGTCTTTCTTCATAGGTGGGGAGATTAGTTAATGACGCGGCGGGTGGCGGCGTCGTAGATCAGGAGGGCGTCGGCGTTCCAGAGGGTGACGTCGATGTTGGGGAAGAGTTCGGCAGCGCGTGCCTTGAGTTTGTTCTTCCACTGGGTCGTGGACAGTTCGCCCTTCGTGCCGCAGGTGTGGGCCTTCTGCCAGATGGCGGGGCGGATGCGGTGAATCTTCCAGCCCATGGCGACGGCGGCGCCGTAAAGGACGCCCGTGTTCCACATCAGTTTGCCGATGGCCGAGCCGGGGATATTCTTGCCGGCGAAGAGGGGCGGTTCCTCGAGGAAGAGTTCCGCGTCCTTGGCCTTGCAGCTGAGGTCGGCGAGCAGTTGGCAGACCTCGATGTCGGAGCCGGGCATCTTAGCGCACTCGACAGGATCACCGTCGACCGACCACACGATGCCTCCGTTCACGCCAGGGTCGATTGCCACGATGATGGATGCCATGGGCAAGAGCCTTGTCAGCGTTTGCTAGGGGTCGAGCGGAAAAGATTGCCGACGCGGATGGCGTAGTCGTTGGGGGCAAACTTACGGGCCACGGCGCCAGACCAGCCAAGGTTCCAGACAAGGGCAACCTGCTCGGGGGTCGGGTCGAGTTTGCCGATGCGCTTGAAGTTCGCTCTGATCCAGCGGAGGTGACAGGCCGCAATCATGTCCTGAGCGGTAGCGTCTCGCCACTTAGACCAGGGGAAGCGATAGTGGCCCTCGGCCTTGAGGCGTTCCTCGGCGTCCTTCCATGCGGCTTGGCCCACTTGATACATACCCCGTTCACCGGCCTTGCCGATGGCCTTGCGGTTCTGGCCAGACTCGACCATGGCGATAGACTCAAGGAGGGTGGCGTCAGACGCCGCGGCAGAGTTAAAGCCGAGGAGCAGCAGGGCGACGATGCTGAAGGGGCGAGTCATACGCGTCTTGGGACTTGTGATCCGGCGACCTCGAAGCCGTCGGCCATCTCGTAGCTGTATTGGATGCCGACCCAGCCACCGGCGGCGATGTATGCCTGGAGCGAGACCTTGGTGGCGCCGTCTTCGTGCAGCGCTTCGTGGTAGTGGGCCAGAATCTTCTTGAGGTTGGTCGACGCGATGGCCGACTTGGCGGAGCAGATGTCCCCGGTCATGATGCGCTCGTTGACCTCGTAGACTTCGAGGAGCAGGTTCCGCATTCCCTCGAGGTGCTGGAAGTTACTCATGGATGGTTTCGTCTCGGTAAGGGGTGGCGTCAGGGGTGATAGCCGAGCCGCGGATGATGGCGTCGTTCTGATCGGCGACGCGCTGACGGAGTGCGGCGATGTCGGCGGCCTGTCGCTTGATGGTGCGACTCTGGAGGTCGAGCATATCTTCGAGTCGGTCAGCGTATGCCTTGAGGGCGTTGGCGCTCATGTAGAGCGTCCGGGCGTAGGACCAGGGGAAGAGCCACCAGAGGGGCGGCTTCGTGTTGGGTCGGATGGTTGTGATCATGTCGGGGGAGTGGGCGAGAGGGTCAGGCATTACTTCGTGCGCTTGTAAGGACGGCGGCGGTCGATGTTCTTCCACTGGATGCCGGTGTTCTCGGCCCAGTTGCGAACGGAGTTCAGAGAGACGCCAAGGGCACAGGCGGCGTCGGCCTGAGACTTGCCGGCTTCGTTCAGGGCGTTCAGCTGCGGGAACGTCTGTTCCAGTTTGCTGGCCGCCCAGGACTGCATCGGACGCTTGAGCGTGACCGGGCGACCTGCGATGGTGATGGTGGTGATG